GAGAATACACGACAACAGGGCGTGTATAACCGAGCGGTTGAAATGAGACAAGAAATCACATCTCGTGAGACTATTTTATAGTTTTAATCCATTCTACAACTATTTTAGTAATTATGCCAGCTCCCAAGAAAGCCCATTGTAATAAAAATCTTTAAACGTCCAAGCTTGTATTTTGGTATAAATCTCGTAGGGTGGTGCTGTCACATAATCATATACGCTTATGATATTAGGCGTATCATTATATATTCGATATGTATCACCAACTCCAAATCGGCTATCGGCATCAGTAAAACGCATCATTTGTGCAATTGTGTAATCACCATCTGTTGAAAATCTAGTTCCATCATAATTAGGGTCGATGTCGTCGATTGTAATGCTTTGCGTAACAACCTCTGTGCGGTATATTTTTCTTGGAAATTTAGGTGTTTTTACAAAAGACAATTGGTTTGCTAGTTTTTCAGAAGTTACTGCTCCAGTGGCTATCTTATCTGTTTCAACAGCATAATTAGCTAGCTTATCAGTAGTGACTTCTCCATAGAAGATCTTTTCTCTTGTTATTGCTCCATCGGCTATCCTATCTGTTTCAACTGCATGCGTAGATATCTTACCAGTAGTTACTGCTCCAGTGGCTATCTTATCGGTTGTTACTGCTCCATTAGCGATATGTGTAGACAAAATTGATAATGCAGGTAAAGTGATTGAGCTTAAAACCTTTAAAGTATTAAATTCGGCGTTGGTAAAAGAGGAAGAGCCTGGTAACGAGAATTTATTCGATAGCAAGCCATTTTCGTCAAAGAAAAAGACCCCTATATTACCATTAGGTATCTCTGCCGACCAACTCTGGTATTTAACAAATGAAATATTTTCTTGGTCTTCAGCAAAATCAGTTATAATAATAAGAATGGCGTTCCGTAAAACTCCTGTCGGGTTAACTATATGTTTGGTATATGGTGATCTCAATATCACATTACCTTCCCATGTGCCATAATTTACAGAGCACCAATCGTTTTCTTCATCATATTCAGTAAAAAAGGTCTTCCATTGCTGAAAATGGAAGACATCATCAGGGTTTGGTATATAGCCAGCTTCACCAGGCTCTTTTTCGTAAGACAGGTTCTGAATAGCATTTAACCATTCAGGAGGAATTACTGTATTGTTTTGAAAAGGTATTTTATTCATATTGAAGCCTCTTTGAATGTATTTTTAACAGTACTAAACGCTTGTTCCGTTTAGTTCTAAGTAATAATGGTGTATAATCTCATAATTCATGGGCATACTCCTGTGAAGTTTCCGTTAGCATCTAATAGCGACAAGTCTCCGCTTGCATTAGCAGTTATGTCGTCGTTCACTTGTGCGATTAGAGCGGCTTTGCTTGACATTGTTTGAAGAATTGATGTCTCATGAACGGTAGTTGTACCTATATTTCCGAATGTGTATACATATGATTCTGAAGCTGGTGGTGCGTACGGGTTTGAAATTTGATACGTGTTTCTTAATGGTTGAGAAGGAACTAGATTTTCGTTTTCAAAAGTGTGTATAAATTTATAGTTTTTGTTCCGCGAATCGTTATGAACAAAAGCGTGCTGGCGGCGGTCGTAATAATTAGGGTTAGAAAAATTAAGCATCGCTTGACAGCTTTGGACACTTAAGTTCTGCATGATTGCTGATGGCGAGGGCTCATAATTTGAGCTGCCAATTAAAAAACCTCTGCCATTATAATTATCTGTACATACACCAATTATTTTGCAATGATAAGCACGAATATTTTTAAACGTCGGATTGCTGTCAAAGTCAAAAAAAATGATGGAAGGGTATATATTAGATTTATATGATTCTAATGATGTTCCTCTAGTCATACCATTTTTTAGCGTGCAGTATTCAAAAGAAATATTTCTAATATTTCTTTGAGGGTTGGTGATGATGCCTGGGTGATATCTTGTCCAAGAATATGAAGATGCATACATACCAATAATTTTATGGAAATTCCCATTGAAATTTTGACAATAAGCTTCTAAATATAATGCGACTCTTTGACCATCTGCCCTTAGCACATATGCAAAATTATTTAAAATATCTTTTTCAGAATCATTCTGATATGTTGTTTCCCAAGAAAAGTTATCTTTATATCCATCATTGAAGTATAGATCTTCTGTGACTTCGACATTTTTAGAAACCATTGCAGCTCTAGCATTAGTCAAGCCCGAGCCATCAGCGACATCCATATTTAAGCTTATCATGCACAACGCCGCCCATTTTTCTGGCGTGTCAATATACCACGTCGATGCCCCTGTGTTAAAAAATGAATAGTCTCTACTGCCATCCCATACATGAAAAGACGGCTTCTTATTTGCCATCATTATTCTTCGTCGAGCTGCAAGCATATCATACATCTATCAGTACTCCCATAGCTCTGCCATTCATGATGTTAATTTCTGATTTATTCGTTATATCAGTTATCGCATCGCCCCACCATTCAACACCAGTGATTGCAAGAGTACAGGCTCCCACTATCTGGATATTGTACGGCTTGTCATCTTCTATCTCAATCGCAACTGTTGCAGTTTGTTCGCTAGATTCTACAAAAGAAATAGCGTTGTTTCGATTAGCAGTTAGCACTACGTCGAACGTTGTATTTTCTTCGTCTAGAATTGACAAGTCTAAAATGTGTTCAATCGTTTCGTCAAGTGATTCCTCACTCCACACGTTTCCACTTGATAACGTCATCTTAACAAGACTATTCCCATTAAGCCACGTAAACACATATGAAGACTCGGCATTCTTATGCGATAGAGTCCAAAACTGGTCATCATCTACACCAGTATAATAAATAATGACTTGTTTTCCGCTTTGTGTAATAGCATTGATTTCGGCATAAGTCGCTGTTTCGTAGGGCAAAATCACTGTATTTGGAGAGGCTGATAAAAGTTCATCAAGTGACGTTTTATACATTTTTGTGCCATCTTTAAAAACAGGAAGATTAATTCCTCCTATGGCCTTTAATTCAGCAATTGTTTTTGATTCTTTATCACTAAAAAATATTTTTTCGTCCATTTTTAACCTCTTTCAATTTTTAAATTCTTCGTCGTATATAGGTAAACCAGTCTCTTCATCGCATATAACTAGTCCCGTTTCTTCGTCGTATAAAGCTCCAAGCAGAAACCCCCAATTAATTCTTGTAAAAGGGATTTTTTGCTCTTCAAGCACTCGTATAAGCATATCCGCATCTTCTTCTGATGAATCACAAGACACAGTCCAAGTATACTGCATATCTGGCTCATAAACAGGAAATCCTGCTCGGCCAAGCCCAGCACGAAGCATCCGAGGCGGTTTTGTTATCTGTATAGCAAAACCGAGCGATGCAGCAAGAGCTATATAATGCCGTTCAGCAATGCCTGAATCTTTATTTATGGCTGCTAAAAGTGCTTGTCGACGTGCTTCAAGCTCTCCGTCGTGAGACAATTCGTAAAGATTTTCCCAATCGTTTATTTTTTTTACAGCAGTAGTCGGAAAAATCTCTTTATAATCTTCATTATAAATGGCTAAAACGCGGTCAAGCTCTAAAGCGACAGCAGCATCTTCTGCATCTGTCGACATCGGCTTCAACTTCGTAAAAGCGTTATAATGAGGAGAATTATTAACTATCATGTGAAAGTTACCTCTCCGATAACAAATTTTTCCATAGATCCAGAAGTCATAGCATCTGTAGCTGCTTCAAAAGCTCCTCCATTAATAGAGACCTCTATTGATGCATTATAAGCACCATATTTTAGTGCATAAACGATTATTTGAGCAGGAATAAATAAATCTCCAGCGTCCAAAGATGCAAAATAACGCTCAATATCGGCATTAAAAAGCGTTATAGAAGATAAAGTTCCTGTTAAAGAGACTCGTAAATCAAGTATAGTTTCAGATGGAACAGAAACATATATCTCTCGAGGAGCTACAGGTCCTTCATATTCACATTTTTCTCTCACGGCTTCACAGTGTTTTAAACTTAAATTAGACGGCTGTAATCGAATCATAGCTGTGCCTACACCGTGATAGTTGTGCAAACATTTAGCAGATGTTGCTTTTTCAGCCATTTCACTTGGTGCGTAGACCTCGATGCCGTATACAGAGACGCCATTTAAAGCCTCTTCTTGCCATTCTTCTGTTAGTTCTTCGATTTGAGCAAGCTGAATCATTATATAGCGTGTAGTTACCTGGTCAAACTTCTTGATTGACCACCAAAAGTTTGAAGGGATAGTGGTAAGTTGGGTATAAGTAATGTCATCATCTGACGTAAGTATGTTGAATAAAGCCGTTCTTGACGTCGAAAACCCAAGACCAAGTCCAACAATATCTTTTGATTCGCCTAAATCTATTTTTAAATACGCACCAGTGTTATATCCAAAAGCAACAAAACCAGCTGTATTCATGTCATATTTTTTTAAAAGATTGGCAGGTTGTAATTGTGGAAAAGTACCAGTGATCATTGAAGAAGATAAAGCTAAAGCGGTATCTTCGCTAGTTGTTTCCATCGCCCAACGTTCAAAATCCTGTGGCTTACCGCCACTTTTAGGATTTCGTATCATTGACAAGATGTAGTATAGCATCTCGGCGGGCGTTAAATCGTCAACATTCCAGCCTTTATAAGCCGCAAACTCTTCAAGTGATTGTGGACTCATTGACTGCGGAAAAATTTGGTCTAAAGTCCAATCCGATTGCTTATATAGCCCATATATCGCACTTGCCGCCGTCGAAAAACGGATATATGTATCTGAACCTACAGACACATTAATCGTAGGGTTAAGATTACGAGCATCCGTAATCATTCGTTGTAAGATAGCATCAACACTTGTATTAAGCGGCATCACCTACCTCCACAAATCTACCGAAACCAACGACATCACCAGTTAACGCAACTGCGGAGATGGATAAGTATAAGCGATCTGGTTTTGTATAAATTGCTTCAGCTTTTAAATCAGTAATATGACCTAAATCAACCATCCATTTTAAAGCAAATTCTGCAAATTTCATTGTTTTAAGACGAGTTTGCTCTGTTGCTAGCTCGTTTTTAAGCTCATCAAACCGATGGCCAAAATCAGGCCGTTTATAAAAAGAGCCTTTTTTTATAGATAAAGACAATTCCAATTCTTCTTGTATATCATTTTTTGTCATATAGCTCGCTCCTAAGTCATTAGCGGTTGTACTGGTGTGGATGTCGGTGAACCGATGGCAGTCACACCATGGGCGTGGCTATTATAAATAGTTCTTACTACTTCAATAGACCCTTTAATATCAGAAACATTTCCAGCAGCTTGGATATTTGCACTAGAACTAATATCGCCGTCAGCTTGAATAGTGCCAGAGCTTCTAATAGGAGCGTCAACAAATAACTCTTTCCCAGAAGCTGGTTTAATAGTCATTGAGCCATCTTTATTAAGCTTAATGTAAGACTCTTTTGATGCATATACAGCTATTTCGCCTTCTTCTAAAGAAGGTCTATCCTCTGAATCACTGGCTACTCCAACGGTAACGTTGCCAGAGCTCAAAAAGAGTATTTTAGAACCACTTTTAGGTATAGAGATAAAGCCATATTGCTGCATCAATTGACGATTATCTGTATCAATATCGCCTGTAGAAGCGCTCACAAGTCGTAATTTGCCAGCTATATCCTTACAGCTTTTTACTATCGAGGAGAAAAATCTCATAAACGACCTCCTCTTTCTAATGTCAACTCTGTTTTTTTACCTTCCGTTCTTGTCAAAGAAAAAGAGCGACGAGAAATCAAAAAAGAATCTTTTTCAATACCGTTATAACGATCTATAACTGTGCAGAACTGATTAATATTCCAGTTTTTTCCATTCTGTGAATGACCATTCATGTTGTATTGAAGCGTCATTGAAGAGGCTTTTTCTTCAATAATTTTCATTTCAGCAACTTTCTTTGCTGGTCCATCTGCTTCGTTCCAAGATACAACCAATGGCTTTCGATAAGGAAAGTCTTTATTTTGTGCTCGTGCTTTGACAACTTTATAATCGCCATCAGACGTTTGACTCTCTCCCATGACTATTATCTCGCTATGAGCATCAGATAAGTCTTCACTTACAGAGCCCTCGATGTATTTAAAATCATTCTGTGAGTCATGAATCGTAAAAGAAGGCTCTCCGATTTCAATAGGCTTGTCAACGATAAAAGAGCCATCAGGAGCCATATAAAAGATGAAGCCTTGGCTGTTTGCTGCACGTTTTAATACATCAAAAATTGTGTCACCAGGTGATAACTCTAAGAAGTCCTTTTTAATACGACTTTTATCACTGCCAGACTTAAAAATGAAGTTCTTTTTAGAAATAAACGGCACATCTTTTAAAAGACGGTCAACAATAGCTGGTAAAGTGCTAGGCATTCCGCCTTTAAAATTGGTCACGCAAGAATCAGTTAAGACCGAAGCTAAACTACGACCACTGATTTCTAAAAAAGCACCGCTTCGATTCATTTTTCGCGCTACTGAATCAATTATTCCTGTTAATTCAAGCTTATTATTAATAAAAATCCGGCACGTCATGCCTGGTTTGATACCAATTAAAGAATCACAAGAGAACGAAAATGGATTTTCTGGCTCGTATAAGTCATTGTCGATTTGATAAGTAATGAATTTATCAATACGAGTATTCCCAACGGCTAAGATGATTGTATCATTATTTTGCATAAATAAGAACCTCACCTTTCATAAATGTCGGATTGATAACGTCATTTAACGCACAAACACGCTCAGCAGCTTTATAATTAAGGCCATTAGAGTTCAGAATAACGTGCAATGGAGTCTCTTCATGAACTACCACTTTCTTAGTAGTCATGTATTCCATCTTGACTCGTAAAACCGATTGAGCAAGGTTTGAAGCCATTTTCTTTAGGCGATAGTTAGATTCTATCTTGATTACGTCATTAATCATCTTACGCACAATCGCAAGAGTATCTTCTAAATCTTCTGGTGTCAATAAATAAGACTGCGTAGGTGATGAAAGCTCATTTCCTTGGTCATCATCTGCTTGTGTAGCCTCGGAAGAGATAGAACTAGCAAGAGAACTCTCATCATTAGAGATAAGCCGTGCACTCTCCCATGCTAGTGTAGATGAAGCTATCGCCAAAAAAGCGTTTTTTATGCCTTGTGGGGCCTCATTCAGACTATTTGCAGTAGCGATAAGATCGCTCGCTAAAGCGGCAATAATAGCTTTTGAGCTCGATTTATTTGGGCTTCGGTCAAGCTTACGAGCAAGCGTGACAAAAGACTCGCAACATTCTGTCAAAGACTTAGTTAGTGAGCCACTTAATGAATCAACAAAATCAATAGAAGAACTAATGGCGTCAATTGGCCCTTTTACTGCTGCTATATAGCCTTGCAAACGAGCAACAGTAGCACCGCAAGCCGAAGCAAAAGAACGGGCAGCATCGCCCATTTGTGACCATTTATCAAGAAGAGTAAAGTCGCTACCAGGCACGTCTGGAACGCCTGCACTAGCAAGCTGTTCTGATACATTGA